CAAAGACTTTCTTGAGCCAACGATTAACAATCTTTTCATCAAGGTTTCCGCCACCCAAATGACGAATAGGCAAGTAACCCGACCAATCATCCACGGCAATTGCGTAACCCACTACCTCCCCATTTCCGGTGGCCCATCCGGGACCACTAGTCTTAATGTCTGGGTCTCTGGTCTCAACGTCAATAGCAATTCTCTTGGCGGAGGTGAGGTCCGGTAATTCCATCGGAGGTATCCACTCGCTCTTTGGAGTAAACATCGCCATTTGCAAATTTCCTGCCATAAAAACCTCGCTTATTTTTTGTCCTTTTGGGAAAATTCCCCACCAAGTGCGGTGTATCCGGCCTTGTCGATCCACGAGTCTTCGTGACCGATAGTGTTTAGCAAACGTGCAGTCTTCACCCAATCCATCATCAACGCTACATGAGACGGGGTAATCCGACCATGTCTCGAAAGAGCGGACTTTGCTATCACATTCCAAGCTATAGCTATCTTATCGTGATTATCATATGCATCGCCATAATCTTTAGCGCGATCCCCGTGAATTAATTGGTCTGCATTTTTTAACAAACTTGATCTATTCATTATTTTTTCTTTCCCCATAAAACTTCGTTTTTTTCTCGTAGCAATTGAAGGCTGTGCCAAACCAGTTTTATTTCGACCATTGCCGCCAAAGCACATTTTTCCGCTTCTTCGTAATTTTTATTGTTAACCGCTTCGGGTATAGCTTCAAAAGCTTTTCTAGCGTCTAAGTAAAACTGGCTGTAATCTACATCATATTTTTTGTTCGACATCTTCTTCACTTTCATTTTGTTTTGGTAAAAATATTAATACAAAAGCCCCACAATTTTGGCAACTCAAATTAGTCTCCATCGAGTAACAATCGTCCTCCTCCTCAATGTCGTGGTCGCCGCCCCAAAGTAATTCTTCATTGCAATGCCAACAATTCATAAGTTATAACTCCTTCCAATATCCTCGGGGTCAACAATGTATAAATTTTGTCTAGCCCGTGTTACCCCAACATAAAAAACTCGATGCATATCGTCAGGGTTAATACGCATATCATTTTCTGCGGCAGGACTCAGGTCCGTGAGCAGTACAACGTTATCAGCTTCTCCACCCTTTGACCCGTGGATCGTGGATACTGTAATGCGAGGCGACGCATTAAACTTTTCTCCGCGTCTTAACAAAGCCGTAACATAGGCTCGGTCTGTCTCTGGAATCTTATCCATTGCTTGAGACCAGATCATTTCTGATGTGGCGAGTAATCCATGATTTTTTATTAAGCTATTAAGATCAACAAACTCTGCATCATCTAAGGTAGGTAGTTTTTTAAACCCGCGTCGTATTTGTTTACCGGCAGACATGTAGCTATATATTTTTCTAGCTACGCCACCTGATACTTCTTTACCTTTTCGTAGCTGTTCCCAACCGTTTACCGCATTAGACAATTTTTCTCCAATCGAACGATGCCCTTTGTAATTAAACAAATACCCGTGAGATTTTAAGTCTGAGGCAACGGCTTGTAGCGGATAACCCGCTTGAGACAGAATCAACCAAGCACCGTGTGAGAAATCTAATGCATCTAAAGTGTTTATCCGTTCGACTGAACCTTTTTCCTCCCTTGGAAGATAAGTTTTCGGGAACCTTCGGTGTATTCTCTTAGCCACGTTTTCCGCTAGGATGTGAACAGAGCTAGGGATTCTATAAGACTGCTCCAACGTCTCTGATCCGCCGTCTAAGTTAATAAATTGATCCACGTCAGCACCCGCCCACCTAAAAATGCACTGGTCATCGTCCCCCGCGCAATACATTCGCTCGGAGTTTTTATCCAAGATATGTGCAATGTCCCACTGAAGGGGAGACAAGTCTTGCGCTTCATCCAGAAACGTAAGCTTAAAGCGTGGGCAACACTCACTGCTTTCCCTGATAAAAACTTCTAACATATCGGTAAAATCGTACAGACCCATATTGTTTTTGTAATCGACCAAGGTTCGGTTAATGTAGTCTATGGTGTTCCAAGGAATATCTATCAAACTTTTATTGTATTCATCCCGAAGCGTGGTTTTCTTTAACCGCGCAAGATTGATCAAGCCTAAGATAGGATCTTTTTTACTAGACGCTGTGGGCAAATCATCTTCAAGAGCCGTGTTCCGTGTGCCATTAAGCGTGATACCCACCGTTTGGCTCAACTCTCTATAATGTTGATCACTCATAATGTTCTCAAACTTAATTGACGTTTGTCGCAAAGCAAGACTGTGTAGCGTCCTAAAGTACATTAGGTCCGCTTTTGGGTCTAAGTTAAACCGTAGCGAGGCACGTTCCCTAGCTTCGTTAGCCGCTTTTTTTGTAAACGCCAAGAACGCTATTTCATTGGGATGTATTCCTTGCTCCAGTGCTTCGTCCACTTTGTTCAGCAACATTGTTGTCTTCCCCGTTCCTGGCGGTCCGAATATCCTGTACATGCGTCAATCCTTCCTTGTACTTGTTCACTATTTGTCGAACACGCTCTTTGGTTAAGCCAAACTTTTTACCGATTGCAGTTAAGGTTCTATATTCCTTAATATGCATTTGATACATGACTTCAGCTCGTTGGGTTTTATCTAAGTTATTCAAAACGGAGACTCCTTGGTTTTAAATTTAGGTATATTAATCTGCACATCGGCATTATCAAAGCTAGGTATTTTCCAAACTCTGACTGCTTTGCCTTTAATTTTAATTACGACGTTCTCACCTTGAATGTCTCTCAAGTGCTTTCCAATTTTGTTACGCCTGAACTCAAAGAATTTATTCTTTTTCAAATAATCTTCAAAGTCTCTCAACCTAAAAAAGGTAAAGCCCCCCTCGTCATCGGACCAAGGACGTCGCAATAGAATCTCTTCTTTGTCCTGAGCCTGTTGCATATTAGTACAAAACTCTTCTAGGTAATCGTAAAACTGGCCGGATGCAGTGACGTCTTGAGAAACCTCAATAATGGCGCCGTCGTTTTCTTTCATCTCCAAAAGCAATCCGCCAAGACGACCTTCCCAACTTTGTTTCTGCATCGAGCGAGGCATGAAGTTAAGTTGCTCAAGGCAAGCCTTCTGAAACGAAACTTGGCTCATTAATCCATCGGTGTCTAACTCTAACGGCTCACCATTTACATCCATAAACCAAATGGGAGGGGTAGCGTTGTACTTTCGTAAATTAGCAATAGTCGCGCCCGCGACAGCGGCTCCGACTCCAAACTTACGTGTCCTACACAAATCTTTATTGCAATGAGCGTTAATAGGAGCATCAGAACACTTATACGCATAGTCTTTTCTATTAAGTTGTTTGGCTACGATGTTTACTTCGGCTAACGGTAACGACGGTTCGAAGTATTCTTGGTTATACTTTAGTATCTCACTCTCCCAACTATCCGGATGTGCTTTTCGGAGATACACCCCCATGTTAAATAAACCATTGTTTCGGCCACCCTCAGATATTTTCTGACGACTTAATATTTGTAAGCACGGTGGTCCGTCGGCCAAGAGGTTTGTCTCTTTGACTTCGGGAATTTGCAAGTTTTGTATTTGTTCGGGAGTCTTTACATATTTTTCGTAAATCTCTATAAATTCTTCTAAGGTAGCGGAGGTTCCATCATCTAAAAAAGCGTAACGTAAACCTTCCTCGGCATTGTAGTAAGGTAAATTTAAAAAGTTACCAACATCTCCACGATCTAAATGTAGTTTGATTTGTTTGGGAAAAATCTCGCTCTCACCGTAGCCCAGAGCCGAAGACATATTTTTAAGGGCTTTTTGCATGTCCTTAGCTGAGACCCATTCATCGCTAAATAAAAAGCAATGCGCGCCTCCCGACTTTGAGCGGCAGACGACAAGAGGAAGCTCCAAACCACGTATTTTTTTAATGAGCGCCTCGTGGTCAAGCGGGTACTGGTCGATATCAATGCAACCCCATTTACAAGAATCATTTTCGTTAATCGGAATTATACCCAGACCTCGGCCATTACCGGCAAGGTGTTCTTTAAATAATTCTAAAGTAGGCTCTTCACGTACTACACCGGCGTGTCCGGCTTGTTTGCCACTAGCTTTTTGTTTTTCTATTTTAAAATAGCCATAAGCGGACTTGAGTCCTTCAAAAATGGCTGCAAACTTCTCCACTGACATATGCTCTCCCACGTTGGTTGGAGCGGGTTTCCCCGCTCCGAGGATTAGAACGGTATATTTGATCCGTTGGTTTCATCCTCACCATCGTGATGCTTCACAACTACGTCTCCAGACATGATGTCCTCTGAAAATTTCTTAGCCTGAGTGTACATTGCGGCATCCTCAATCTGAGACTCCAAAGACATCTCCCAACCATGCCACGAACCTTTTGAGTTCTCCTCTTGGATTGTTTTCAAGCGGTAAATGTGGCTGTATCGTGGCGGTGTGAAAGAACCATTGGCCCCTTTCATTACCCTCGAAGCCATAATTGAATTCCATTTTCTAGATTTCTTCAACTGTGTGGACTTCATAGCAATCAAAGCCGTCTCAACACTGCCATCCTCATTCAGGATCAACACAAAATGTTGGTGTGTCTCCTCAATGTATTCTCCATTACCTCCGACCACATAATCTTTGTTATCGTCAGAAGACCGTTCGGTCTTGGGCCGTTGTTCTTGAGGCGTGTAAATCGCACTCGGTGCTCCGGTTCCAGAACCTCGTGGAGCCCAAACAATAAAACGACGTTGGTACGCGCATGGAATAACACTTATTCCCGTTTTACCCTTGTACACTTTGCCCGTCACTGTGTTGTATATGTCACCCTTACGAGCTTCTTCATTTTCATCTAACACGGGATCGTTACCTGACAAGACTTTGACAAAAGGTAAAGCAAGATCTTCTTGACCAATGTTCTCAAGACCTTTACCTGCGTCCTGTTCAAAAATAGACGCATCAAAGATAGTGATGCCGTGTTCTTTTTTTGGTTCTACCGCATTTTTTGTAGCCATTAGTTATTCCCCTTCTTTAGTTTAATAGTTGCACGTTGTCCTACCCAAGCTCCAAACAGCTCCATTGGAAACTCATCCCCACTTTCTACACGCTCTTTAATAAAAGCTCTAAGCGTCTGAGGATGTACCTCTGTTTTCGTTTGAGCATCAAAACCCTGAGTCAAGGCAAATTCTGAAAACTGTTTAGCTATATCGTCTTCACCTTTGCCAAAAGAACATGCGACTGTGTTTTTAATGATGTCATCGTAATCATGATCCCGAAGCCAATCGTAAGCCGCAGGACGATTGTCTACTCGTATTGAAGCGCCATAAGTCTGTTTCACTTCAACGGTAGAACCGTCATCAAGTTCTAACTTGTTAAGACCTAATTCAATAAACATCCCCGGCAAATCTTCGTCCGTCAATTTCAATAAAGATTTTTTCTCTGACGATAACTTCTCTTCGAGCTGAGAGATTAACTCCTCTTTGTCTCGAATGTTTTTTGCTACTTCTGCTACAGATTTCAAACCTTCATGGTTAAGGTTATCCACCGAGTTTTTGCTCGGGCTGATATCCTCTTCCATTAATTTAGTCAAGTCCATTTTTTCTCCTTTCGTTATTAAAGACCATATCGGGCCTTGACAAAGACGTATATTATACTATACCGTGGACATGTCAACAGCAAAAAGGAAAAAAATGAATAGTTACGAATTTAAGACTAAGCCGTTTGATCACCAACTAAGCGTGATCCGTGAGACGTGGGATAAGGATTACTATGCTTTGTTCATGGAGATGGGAACGGGTAAAACAAAAGTTGTCATAGATACAATGGCTATTCTACACGAAGCAAATAAAATCAACGCCGCTCTGATCATTGCACCTAAAGGAGTATTTGACAATTGGGTAAGAAAAGAAATACCCGCACACCTTCCCGCAAGGATAGCCCGAAACATTGTTCGTTGGCAACCTAATATTACACAAAAGTTTCACGATGAGTTAGAACCTTTTGTTTTAGATTCTTTTGAGGGACTTAAACTGTTTGTTATGAACGTGGAAGCGTTCAGTACAAGTAAAGGTGTACAGATAGCTAAAGTATTTTTAAAAAAGAACCCGAAGAACATGGTTATTGTTGATGAAAGCACCACGATTAAGAATAGAAAAGCTTCAAGAACTAAAAACATTATTGCATTGCAAAACCTGAGTGAGTACCGACGTATATTGACGGGTTCTCCCGTTACGAAAAGTCCTATGGATTTGTTCAGCCAATGCGAGTTTTTGAATCCGAAATGTTTAGGGTTTAACAGTTACTATGCTTTTCAGGGTCGATATGCAAATATTCAACAAAGAGCAATGGGTCACAGGAGCTTTAATCAAATCGTTGGATACCGTAAGCTAGACGAGCTCAACTTAAAACTCGACAAGTTCAGTAATCGTATCCTCAAAGAAGATTGCTTGGATCTGCCCGCTAAACTTTATATCCGTCGCGATGTT